GTACTCTAACGCTCTTCAGATCGATGAGGCCCTGTACAAGGCGCACATCGAGCCTTTGATGCTTTTGATTGTAGACGCGCTTACTGTTGTCTACCTACGCCCATATCTAAAGTCAATTGGCTACTCGGATGTTGACGTAAACCGACTCAACATCTGGTACGACCCATCGCAGGTTGCTACCCGTAACGACCGCGCTGCAGATGCAGATGCAGGTTTCGACAAGATGGCCGTCAGCTTTGACACCTGGCGTCGTGCTCATGGGTTCTCCGACCAGGATGCTCCAACCCCGGAAGAGTTGGCAATGCGCCTAGTTGTAAACAAGGGTGCGATTACTCCAGAACTAACTGAAGGTCTACTGACTGCAGTGGCTCCAGATATTATGAAGCTTATCCGCGCAACCTCTCAGGCTGAAGCAGTAGCACCAATTCCACCAGAAATTGATCAGCTTCTTAGTGGTCAACCAGCACCTACCGAACCAGCAGCACCCGCTGCAACCCCGACCCCACTAGCTGAACCAGAGGCATAAAAATGGACGAGTATTCAGAAGTAACTCCGCAGGAAGTTACCAAATCAGATCTAGGAATGAAACTGGCTCACACCCTTTCAGACGTGGTGTCCGCAAAGTTTCTGGCCCACGGCTATCACTGGAATGTGATGGGCCCAGAGTTTTCTCAGATGCACGATTTCTTTGCCGACATCTATGCAGAGATTGATTCATCGGTAGACCCGCTTGCTGAAAACATTCTAAAGCTTGGCTATGACGCTCCATACTTGCTGTCTGACTTCCTAGAGATGTCATGCATCCGCGAGGAGCGCATCGAAGGTGGTAACGCTCAGGCTATGGTTGGCTCGCTTCTTAGGGTTAACGAAATGCTTGTTATCTGCTTCACGGAGATCTTCGAGCTAGCCGACACGCTAAACATTCAGGACATTTCAGACTTCGCAGCTTCTCGAATTGACGCTCACGCGAAGTGGGTTTGGCAGCTAAAAGCCACTCTTGGCATGCGCTAAGCAAATAACCTTCCCAAACCTTCTGTAAACTTTTAATAGGCATTTTTATTGCGCTAACTTTACCTTATTTTTTGGCGTTCAGAAGAAGGATACGCATGTCTTATCTAGACAAATTCAAGCTCTCAGCATTAGTAGCGTCTATCGGATTTAACGATGGTGCGAACAAGGGGTTTTGGCGAATCCAGCCACGTGCAGCAAAGGGTAGACAGGGTGCTGGCCAGTGGATTGAGATGGGTGCCGAGCTTCGTGCACTACTAAAAGTTAAAGGCAAACTAGTTAGCGTTATTGGACGCTCAGTTGGTTCGAACGGAACTCCAGATGGCGTTCGTGTTTTGTTCCAAGGTCTTGCTGATCAGGGTATTCCAGACAGCATCGTAGAAATTCCTACTCGTTTTCTTGACCTTGTTAGCGCGTCTATTCCTGAAGAACTTCTAAAGAAGAAGGGTATCTCTAAGCCTGGCGCTGTCGAAGACTTGGACCAGGATGCTCCAAACTTTGAAGACCTACAGCGTGCAGAAGTTACTCCTGACGATATTCGTATTGCCAACGAAGGCATCAACTCTCCAGAAGGTAAAGAGCAAGCTGCCTTTAAGGACTCTCCAGAAGGTAAGGCTATTGAAGCACTCGAACCAGTTGATACAGGTAAGCCCGCGTCTAATAGCAACTACGAAAAGCGTATCGTCGAAGGCGAGCTGGATGCTACCGATAAGTTCTCTAATGAAAAGATTAAAGAGAGAGTTTCAAAGCTAGTAAAGCAGCTAGACCCAGCTAGCTCCGACATAGAAAAAGAGAACGCTAAAAAAGCTGCCATTAAGGCCCTGTCTGACCGTATCCGCGAGCGTGGCGAAGCCGATTACTCTCCCGCTAAGGAGTATGAGTACATCGGTCAAAGAGATATGGAAATGCTTGATCGCCCAGAGTTCTTTATTGATGACTCTAGTGCCGAAATTCTTGACCCGATCCGCGAGTCCCTAACTAAAGCAGCAGCTGGAGACGACTCTCTATTCAAAGATGCATTCGAAGCAATGGATGACGGCGTTCTAACCGGAGATGAAAAACTTCAGGCTGTAGCTAACGCAATTAAGTCTCAGAAGCTAGGGGACATTCAAGGTTCTAAAGAAAAAGCTCGTCAGGCTCAGTACAAGGCCCTAAAGACTCTCGAGGCTGAAGGTGTTGACGTCGGTAATATCAACCGCACTGGAAGCACTCCAGCAGAGGATCGCGAAATTGACGGTCCTAACGGTCAAGTAACTCCTCGTATGCGTCAAGCAGCTATTAGAAAGGCTGCTCAAGATATCGCTGATGGTAAGCCAGTAACTGTTGACGACGTAATTACCTACGCATCTAAGGGCGAGCCTAAAGCATCAGCCATCAAGCCTAAGGGTCAGAAGCTAAACCTAAAGCCAGGAGATATGAAGCCTGGCGACCGCTTTGACTACAAGGGCGAAGAGTATTCGTTTGAAAGTGCCGGCGAGCGCGACCGAGTTTCTAAGACTCAGGATGTTGTTGCTACCAACCTACGTACCGGTAAGTCTGAAGATGTAATCCTAGACACCGACAAGACCACCCCTATCTTGCGTCCTGATGCAGTTCAGCCAGAACCAGCAGCCCCGGCTGCCCCTAAAGCACCAGAGGCTGCTCCAGTCGCTCCTAAAGCCCCAGCGGCTCCTAAGGCTCCTGTTGCCAAGAAGACCGAGCCTCTACCTAAAGCTACCCCTGCGCCAAAGCCAGAAGAGCTTGCAGCACCAGAGCGCGTAGATAACGGTCAGGATATTGCATTCTCTCCTCTAACCGATGAAGAGCTATACAACCGTCAGGTTGCATTCGTAGTTCCAGATGCTAATGGTAAGACCAAGAAAGCCTACAACCCTATCACCGGCAAGAATGAAATTGCTCAGGATCCAGACGCTATTGTCACCACTCTTCTTCAGGATCACCCGGAAGCAGTTATTAAACCTAACGGTGAGATTATTCTTCAGCGCGAGACATTCACTGATAATGCTGGTAAAGAGTGGAAAATCGAAAGCTTTGTTGTTCGTACCGACGGTGCTAACTTTATGGTTGGTTACCGCCTAAAAGATGTAGCTTCTGGTGAAGAAAAAACCTACTATAGCTACGACTACCGCGACTCATACGCGTCTATCTTTGGTAAGCCCGCTGATCCAACTACTGGAAAACGCCGCGGTAACGGTATCCGCCGTATCTCCGATGTTCTACAGGGTAAGGATGAAATCCTCTCTAATGAAAACTCTAAGGAGTTCAAGCAGTTCTTTGCCCCAGGGCGTGGAGTAGATGGCAGACTACGCTACTTCCGTGACAAATATAAGTCAACTGCTACAGAGGAGTCGCTAGCAAAGGCGCTAGAGAAGGCTAAAGCTGGCGGTAAGACCGACGTCATTGCTGAGGCACAGGATCGCTATGACATGCTATTCGATAAATTTGGCGGAGACATTGATCGCTTCCGCGAGTGGGACACCATTCAAAACATGCGTTTCCTTAATATCGAAGAGACTGCTAGAAAGTACATCTCTGGACGACCTCGCCGATTGAATGAGAGCAAGTCAACAAAGGGCGGAGAAAACACTAGCCAAGAGGCAAACGTTCTTCGTAGTGCAGTTCCTAGCTTGGTTGACGGAATCCTTACTCAGGACACCGCTACAATCACCGAGCACATGGTTGCGGTTCAGGGTAGAATGCCTATGCTTTCTAAGAACCCTGAAATTGCGCAGCTGATGTTGGACATGATTACAGAAGAAGTTAATGCTCGCATCCCTAAGGGTAGCCGTAGAAAGCTTGCTGGATACAAGACTGCAGCGTACAACCAGTGGATCGACAATACCTACACCCCGGACAACGCAAACTCAGTACCTCACGTTGGCTCTGACGGTACCGTTATCAAGCCTGGATACTTCGTTGAGTACGAGAACTCTCAGGGAGTTAAATCTCGCGGATATGTTGTAAGTGTTAACGAGCGTGTTGCTAACCCAAGAAAGCCTAACGAGTATTTCGATACCGTTAACGTTAAGTTTGTTGATTCTAAGGGAAACATCTCTAAGGCAACAGCCCGCCTATGGGCCAAGAACCTAACCACCTATGACAAGACTGGTGACAACGCGGAAGCCCGCAAGCAGATGACTAAATACACCCCTAACCCTAGGGGCGAGGACAAGATTGCTCAGCGCTTCGGAGAAAATTACCTACAGTACGATAGCGAAGACCCTAACCTAGGATCTGAAGGTGAAGAAGGTGGAGACTCTGGTGACGAGGGTAAGACAGTCGACGACTACGTAGAAGGTGACCTACACTTCAGCAAAGAAGGCGAACTTCTAGGTGAAGTTGTTGACGTAACTCCGGTCACCAACAAGAAGGGCCAGAGCGGCTTTGTAATCACATACATTGACGAGAATGGCGATCTACAGCGAGACACTGTCAAGGCTGGTGAATTCCGCGGCCCAAAACCCTAAGGGCCGAGTCGGCCCCGTCCGACAAGACTCCTCAGGAAGTTGATTTTGACTTTGACGACGAGGATATTGACCTTAGCCAGGTGAAGTTTAAGTACGAAACTGCTGCAGATATTTACAAGGCTAAGGCGTACCCGGCTCTAGACCCAGCCAGTGCAGACCAGACTGCTAGCAAAGTAATAGCTGACATGTCAGACAGGTTCTTCTTAGCATATGACACAGACGAACTGAGAAGACTTGGCACTTTAGCTAAAAGCGTTAAATCTCTTGCCGCAGAGATTGTCGACAATCCTGCAGATAAAGATAAGCGCGAGGAATATAAATTAGCTCTTCGTAAGCTTGCGGTAGAGGCAAATAATCTTGCAGATGACAAACTTTCATATAAATTTGCCTTCTCGCCTTCCTTAATTAAAGATGATCCAATTCTCAGCAAGGTAGAGCTGAAGAAACTTAATGACCAGATAAAGGATTCTACTCCAGCGCGCGATGGTGGTATGAAAGTACCGTCAGCATCTGATTTAGAGCAGATGATCAAAAACTCCCCCGCTCCAGCAGCCACTTCTGTGCCAAAGGGATGGACTATCCAATCCGACTGGGACTCCTACCAAGAAGAGCTAGAAAAGCAAAAATTAGATGCTTGGCGCTTGTCTAGCTACCTGAGCTACGAAGACCCTCAGGTATCTGATGCCGCTGCTAGACGTCTAATCCTATCTAAGTACTGGGATAGATTCCGTCTTAAATATGACCCAGCTGCATCAACCAAAATAGTTTCTCCTAACGGTACAGTCCTTAAGGTGACTAGGAGAGCGTCATCAAATAAGCCAGTTGCTCAGCCGGAAGATATCCTAGCTACTGCTGAGACTATTGATCTAGTGTTCTCTAAGATCAATATGCCAGCCAATACTAAATACTCTCTAGTATCGAGCGGAACTAGCCGACAGAAGCCAAATGTCCTTGGGTATGCAAATGCCATAGCTGGCGGCCACACTATTGTTGACCGAGTTCGCAAGGCGGAAAAGAGAGATTCTTCTGAAAAGCCAAAGTTTGTAGAAGACGAGTCTTGGCATTCAACAGATACCTACAAGCGTCCGGGGGACTACTTCCGTCATACTGCTGCCCACGAGCTAGGGCACGTAGTTGCGTTTGAGGTTTGGTCTTCAGAGTCTCAAATGAATCAAGAGTATGCTGCCCTACGTAAGCAGCAGATCAGCAAATACGGTAAGGAATCGACTCACGAGCACTTTGCCGAGGCTTTTGCTAAGTATGTTCTTACTGGCAAGGCAACCCCCGAGTTCCTAGACCTTCTACGTAGCAAAAATCTACTAAAGTCTCAGCGGAACGACTAGGATATAGAATATGACGGAAAAACCATATCAAACCAAAATCAGAGCTATTTCTGACTCGTTCAATCCGGGCGACACTGCTCCGGCCGAAGAAATCATTGATTTAGAGCAACTTTCAGAGTCGGAGCTAGAAAAACTAAGCGAAGACATTCCGGAAGCTAGACTAGAGTTACTATACCGAGCCCTCGCTAAATAACTAGCCTAGGCTATGATAAAATTAAACTAACTATAGTAGTATTTTAGATACAACTAGAAAGAAAAAAATGGCCGAACTCGATATTACTTTTGATGTACGCATGTTCGTCAACCCGGAAACCCGAGAAGTTGATGAGATGTACGCCTACCACTCGTTCGGAATCTCTCGCCGAGAGAACGGCACTTGGGCAGCATACACCCGCGAAGATTCTAACCTAGACGAGCTTACCGACCACATCGAGTACGACCTCAACTGGGATACTGACTACCTAGCCAACGAAGATGCAGGCGACGATTTTGACGAGCACGCGGCCGTGCTTGCATTTGACGCTGGCACTCTAGACGAGGCCGGAGTTAAGGAGTACGGGACTTTGGTCTACGACCCAGCCAGCAACGAAGACGACGCTGTTTTCGAAGATTAATAGCTCCATTCAGGAACGGTAAAATGCTAGAATACATCGGCTCTTCGGGCGAACTGTCTCTATTCAATAGTGGCGACTTCGCTGTTGTTATTGACACCTCTATCGACATGGTAGTCCACTACGGATCATTTATTGACACCCTAGAGAGTGCTACCTGGGTTGCCGATGGCAAAGAGTTCCCGAGCAATATTACTGAACTAGCTGTCCAGGCATTTTCTGTAAATCTAGCATCCGAGCCATTGACTGCTGGTGCTGCTCGTATGTATACCATTCCTGGTGGCGTTCAAGCTGAAGCTAAAAAAGCTCTTGCTTGGCGTAAAGAAGAAAAGCGCGGTGGAACTCCGGTAGGTATTAACACCGCTCGCACTCTTGCAAAGGGTGGCCAGATCGGCATTGAAAAGATTCGCCACATTGCTAAGTACTTCCCTCGTCATGAGGTAGACAAGCAGGGTAAGGGCTGGAAGCCTGGAACATCTGCATTCCCTTCTAATGGTCGCATCGCTTGGGCGCTTTGGGGTGGAGACGCTGCATGGCGTTGGGCTGAAGCAATCGTAGAGCGCGAAAACAAGAAAGCCCTATCGGCTAGCGGTTATGCTATCGAAGAAGCATATTCTGGTAGCAAACGTACTAATGAATTTAAGATTGCTCATGAGCTGGATGTCAACGTAGGCCCCGAGTTCCTTGCCCGTGTTCGTCACGATGGTTCTGGTATTGACCGACTATATAAAATTGAAATTGAAGGCGACGTATATGTCTGGGACGACTGCTGCTGGGATTCTCTAGGGCACGTTGACGGAGACATCTACACCTATGACGCCGCACTAGATGATGTCTATGACACCTGCGAAAAGACTCACGTAATCATTGACCCTAGCTCTGCTATTATCATTGCTTCACAGCTGGACAAAAATCCAATGCTGCCAGTTGCCCTTGAAATGGTAAACCCCGAAGAAGCTCAGCTAGTAGCCAACGCTATGGAAGAGGTTGACTGGACCTTAGTCGAGAGAGCACTATCTGCAGCTGCCGAGCCTTCAGGCTCCATCAACCCAAATGACAAAGTAGATACTCCAGCTGAAAAAGCTCAGCGTGCTACTAAGCAAATTAGAAACGCTATGGGAGAATTTGCCAAAGCTGGACAAAGAGTAGCAGTAGCTGGCGACACCGCTAGAGGCAGCGGTATTGTCGATTCAGTAAACAGTGAAACTGGAACAGCCGTTGTTAAGCTGGACTCCGGTAGAAGTATTGAAGTAGATACTAAGCACCTAGTTCCAGAGGATAGAGCAACTAATCGTCCAAACGCTACTCGGGTTAACGACTACGAATCTGGTCCGATTGATACTTCAGGAATCCTAGGTGAGCCTAGAACTCCTATTAATAAGCCTCTAGCTCACCTGCCGGGAACCCTACCTCCGCTAAACGATAAAGAACTTAAAACACTGCTAAATGACTTTGGCAAATACGTAGAAAACATGCGTAAATCCTATAAGCCAAGTAGTGCAGCTGACAAAAAGAACGCTACTCAGAAATGGGGAGTTACTAAGTTTGCTGGAGAGAACTCGATCACCGCTGCAGCAGATGAGGCTAAACCAGAGCTGACTCCAGACACTTCAGATGTAACCCCCAAGTATCTAGCGATCGTTATGCGTGAAGACCCACAAGCGGTAATGGATTTGGTAGCCATCGTGCCTGCAAGTGCAACTTCAACAGAGCCTACAACCTATAAGCGTAAAGATGGCCAGTGGGTATACGACGCTCAAGTTTTGATGGATCTAAAATCAGCAACTCCACCAGATGTAATTGAACTAGAGGGTGAATACCTAAACGATGTTCTTAAGCAAGTAGACGGCACTAAAGAAATTACTGCCAGCGCGCAACTTGCAGCACTACTAGACAACGATCTGATCTCGCTAGTTGCTAGTCTTTCAGCTGCAGGTGGTCTGGATCGTAATCGTGGCAATGCCGAAGAACTTAGACGTTATTGGACAGTAGGTGAAGGTGCCGCTAAGATCCGCTGGGGAACTCCTGGCGACTGGACTCGTTGCGTTCGTAACCTTTCAAAGTACATGGGACCTCGTGCGAAGGGCTACTGCCAGCTTCGCCACAAGGAAGCCACTGGCATCTACACTGGTGACTCAAAGAACCCAGGTAACGACTTCTCTATCGAAGAGTTTGATAACTCAATGATTGAGCACTCCGTATTGGCTGCCCGCGCCGCAGATGCGAAAAGCCGATTCACTGGAATCGTCGCTGGTGCCGGTGAAACTGGAGCTAAATTCTCTATCCCGTTGCTGATCCCAGAAGAGCTGGAGTCTGGCGATGGTCGTAAATTTAAGGCTGACGCCATTGAAATCCGTGAGCTTCCACTGCCACTAATGTGGCAGATTAAGACTGGCGAAGGTCATAATGGTTCGGTTGTTGTTGGACGCATCGACCACATGGAGAGAACTGAAAATGGTATTGGAAACGCCTACGGTGTATTCGATACTGGAGCATATGGCCAGGAAGCTGAACGACTAGTTCGTAATGGATTTATTCGCGGTGTATCAGCGGACCTTGACCAGTTCGAGGCTAAAGAGGATAAGCCAGAAGTTACAGAGAATGCCGAGGGTCCAGAGGAAATCGGCAAACAAAAACTTACCATTAATCACGCCCGTGTAATGGCTGCTACAATTGTAGCTAAGCCTGCATTCCAAGAATGTACAATCTTTATTGACGAGGGCGAACCAGATACCCAGGAGTATTAAATGATCCCGCAAGATGGCATCTATGAAGAGTCTGTCGACTCAACCCTGGTGGAGACAATCGTTGCTTCTGGATTTCTTGAATCAGAGATTCCACTGACTCCGCCAACAGACTGGTTCTCTAACCCTAATTTGAACAAGGCTACCCCTTTAACTATTGACCCAAATGGCCGCGTTTACGGACATATTGCAGCTTGGCATGTGAACCATATTGGTATGCCTCGCTCTACCCGTCCACCACGCTCAAAGAGCAAGTACTCATACTTCCACACTGGTGTAGTTCGCACCGATTCAGGTAAAGATATGCCGGTTGGTCAGCTAACCCTTGCTGGCGGTCACGCTAATCTAAACGCTAGCGCGGCTCAGGCTGCAAAGCACTACGACGACACTGCATCTGCAATTGCTGATGTCCACGCAGGTGAAGATGACTATGGCATTTGGGTAGCAGGTTGCTTACGTCCAGATGCTACCGAGTCTCAGATTCGCGCACTACGCGCATCCGCCCCTTCAGGTGACTGGCGTCCAATCAACGGACAGCTTGAGCTTGTTGCAGTTTGCCAGGTTAACGTTCCAGGATTCCCTATCGCCCGTGCCCTAGTTGCATCGGGTAAGGTTATGGCTCTTGTTGCAGCGGGTGCAAACTACATGGCAGTAATGCGTAGTGAACCTGTGATCGCTCTAGCTACTAAGGCTCAGCTTCTAGGCGACCTAAGTGCATCGGCTCCTAACCTTAAAACAAAAGCTCGTGCTGCTAAAAAGGCACTAAAAAAGAGGAACCTAGAGACTCTAAGCTCTACCGTGAATTCTCTAAAAGAGCGCGCACTTATTGCTTCTGCTGTCACCGAGCTAGCTAAGTTCTCCGATGAAGAGCGCGAGAAGCTTGCTGATAAGGGACTTGCTCTTCCGGATGGCTCGTACCCTATCCGTAACGAGCAGGATCTACGTAACGCTATTAGTGCTTACGGTCGCTCTAAGCCTCAGGATCGAGTCAAAGTTCGCAAGCATATTATGAAGCGTGCTCGTTCTCTCCGTAAGGGATACCTGATCCCAGATGAGTGGGGCACAGCAGCGTCAACCGAGGCATCAACTATTCTCGCATCGATGAGATCTCGTATTGCTACTTTCGCTGACGAGAAAAAAGAGATCTCAGATGCTGATCTAGAAGAGCTTAAGAAGACTAAAGCAGAAGCTGACAAGCAGACTGAAGAAGAAATTCAAGTTGCCGAGGATATCCGTACTGGTAAGACTACAGCTAAGGAAATCTATGATGAAGAGGGTAAAAGCAAGTTCATCTCTGGTGTAAACCAGCCTCGTGATGCTAAGGGTAAATACCGTAAGGTTCTTGCTCGTCTCAAGCAGGATCTAGGTGTTGCCGGACTTCAGGATGCATTGAAAAAGGCAGAAGAAGCCGAGAACATGGACTTTGCTGGTAACTACGTAAACTCGGCAGAGGCTAGCGGTCAGCTACTAGACATGATTGATCGTCTAGATGTCAAAGCCCTGAACCCTAAGGCCTTAGAGAACGTGCGCCTTACTGCTGCAGAGCTTGGCAAGACAATTGCCAACCTACCGTTCGCATTCGGAAATGAATCGGACAAACTTAGATTTAGCGATCTACCCGCTGGACTCAAGGATCTCATCGACCAGATGATTACTAGAGTTGAAGCAAAGATCGGTAAAGAGGACGCGGCTATTGCTACGCAAGAGCTTAAGTCCTACATGTCCGGAGCGGACGTTTATTCTCAGGCTGAAGTTCAGTCTCAGATGGCTAAGCTGCTCCGACTCCTTACCTAAAAAGTAAGGTAAAATTAGTGATAGGTGGAGCGCCTCGCACACGCATGTGAGAGTCCCTCGCCTTGACTGTTCACCGACATGCACAACCGTGTATGTCAAAAATAACTGGCCTAGGAGGTACAGTGTACGACCAGATTAAGACTCAGCTTGATACTATCGCTGAGCTTGGTGACGAGCAAGTCGCCGAGCTACAGGCAGATATTATCAGCCAGTTTGAAATGGTTGAGGGTGAAGACCCGACTCCTGAAACAGTTGATGCTATGACGTCTCTTGCAGACTCTCTTGACATCGTGAAGGGTGAGCTGGCTCGTCGAGAGGCACTTGCCGAAGAGCTAGCAGCCCGTGCGGCTGAGGCTACTGCCCGTGTTAAGGGTAGTGCTGAAGAGACCGGAGAGGAAATGGCTATGGATGAGCCTACTAACGAAGAACTTCCTGTAGAGGAAGTACCTGCGGAGGAAGCTCCAGTAGAAGAAGCCCCAGTGGAAACTGAGGAAGCTCCTGCTGAAGAAGCCAAAGAGACCGAGGAAGAGGACGAGGAGAAGAAGGCTATGAAAGCTTCTGCCGAGACCCCAGCCGAGGAAGCATCAATTGATCAGGAATCAGATTCTGAGCTATCAACCGACGAATCAGTAGAAGAAATTACTGAAGAAACCATCACTGCAGACGCATCTGTTGAAGAAGTTGTTGCTGAAGTTGTAGAGGAAGCAGCTGTTGAAGCTGAAGTCCCTGCTGCTGAAGTAGCCGCTGAAGAAACTGTTGCTGAAGTAGCAGTCGAAGCTGAAGCAGCTGTAGCGGAAGAAACCGCTGTAGTTGAGGCAGTGGAAGGTTCTGAAGCTTCTGCTGAAGAAACCACTCTAGAAACATCACCTATCGCTGAAGAGATTCAGCAGGAAGAGCAGGCAACTGTGACCGCATCAGCAGAAGGAATCATCGAGGTTCCAGCTGACCGTCAGCCTGTAGTTCAGGTAACAGAATCAGCACCAGTAGTGGCAATCACCGCTGGCGCAGACATTCCTGGCTACACCGCAGGCAGCACCATCAACGATATGAACGAAGTAGCTCAGGCTATGGAAAAGCGTATCCACTCACTACGCCGTGTTAACGGTGGCGACGGAGAGCAGCACATTGTTGCATCTATCACCACTCAGTTTGACGAGGCACGCACCCTAACTACCGATGCAGAGGCTAACTCAGCTAAGATCTCAGCTTTCGCGGCTGACTCTCAGGCTCTTGTTGCTTCTGGTGGTCACGGTGCTCCTTTCGAAGTTAAGTACGACATCTTCGGTCTTGGTTCAACCACTGCCCGTCCTGTTCGTGACTCACTTCCTAAGTTCCAGGCAGACCGTGGCGGTATCCGCTTCGTAACTCCTCCATCATTTGCTTCAGGCGACTACGCTGACGCTGTTGGTGTATGGACTGCTGCAAACGATTCAGCTGAGACTCCTTCTCCTTCGACCAAGGCATCTCTAACTGTTTCTGCTGCTGCAGAACTAACTGCAACCACTGACGCTGTAACCCTACAGCTACAGTTCGGTAACTTGATGACCCGTGCATACCCAGAGCTAATCGCTCGCCACAACGAGCTAGCTCTTGTACAGCACGCTCGCGAGGCAGAGCAGAACCTACTAACCAAGATTGGTGACGCTTCAACCGCTGTTACCACTTCTTCGCTAATCGGTTTTGGTCGCGACTTCCTAGTTCAGATCCGCCGTGCAGCAGTTGCTTACCGTTCACGTCACCGTATCGACGCTGGTACTCAGCTAAAGGCTATCGTGCCTGACTGGGTTATCGATGCAATGGCAGCTGACTTGACTCTATCAATGCCAGGCGATGGTACCATCGCTCTGTCAAAGGCAGAGATCGAGGGCTACCTAGCTAACAGCAACGTAACTCTAGTTGCATCTCCAGATGCAACTCCATTTGGTGCACAGGGTGCTACCTCACTAGTTGAGTTCTTTGACTCATTCGTGTGGTACATCTTCGCTGAGGGAACATTCTTGTTCCTTGACGGTGGAACCCTTGACCTCGGAATTATCCGCGACTCATCTCTAGTTGGCACCAACGACTACAAGATGTTCGTTGAGACCTTCGAAGGTGTAGCAAAGGTTGGTATTGAGTCATTGAAGATTACTTCAACCATCTCAATCAACGGTGTTGCTGCAGCACTTCGTGACACCACTGGTGGCGCTACTGCCGCTGCTGTAGAGTACTAAAAACTCTCGGCTACAAATAGTAGCAATCTCGTTGAGGGGGAGTCAGGTAACTGGCTCCCCCAATACGAAACACATAAGACTTTAATTATTTAAGGAACCTACAAATGGCTTTCACAAAGACTGGTGTTGTAACAGCACCTAAGATTGTGCCTTCTGCATTCGGCCTACTTGCCGTAGTCAAGCCTGAAAATGGTCCATCAGAGGACCAGTGGGTCCGTGGATTCTCACAAGAGTGGGAAACAACCCTTTATTCAGCAACTAACTGGGACGATACCGACTCAACTGACGGCGAAGTCGTAGCTGCTGGCACACCAACTTACTACACAGAAATCAAGCCTTGGTTTATCGAGGCTGAAGAACTACGCTCTGCCATGGGCTTCAACGGCCTTGACCGCATCGAGCGTCTAAAGCGCCAGCTTGAAGGTGTAACCCAGCACGCTATGGAAGTAGAGCTTTGGGATGGTGCTGTTCGCAAGGGTGAATCGCACGCAAACGTTGCCCTTTCAGATGCATCTGCAACTATTCTTAATTCAGGTAATGCTCTTTCACCCCGTCGTGCACTTGCTCTTCTAGAGCACGAAATTGGCTTGGCTTCAGATGGTGGCGAGCAGGGCATCATCCACATGACTCGCGACGTTGCAGCCCTACTTGCTAGCAACTCAAACATGCTTTTTCACGAAGCTGGCAAAGAACACCTACAAACACTAGGTGGTACCCCAGTTATCGTTGGTTCAGGATATACAGGAACTGGACCAGATGGAGCAACTGGAGCTACGGCAACAGCTGCTAACAAATGGATTTACGCCACCGGCACCGTCAAGACTTATGTTGGCGATGTTGATGTCGTGAACGACAATCTTGCGCAAGCGTACGATGTGTCGGGTAATGCGAATGACATGCGTCTCAAGGCAATCCGCCCAGCTGCGGCTTACTTTGATACATCAATCCACCTAGCTATTAGAGTAGATCTAACAGCGTAATAACAAGGAGAATAGCTATATGGCTACTCAAGAATATGCAGCTAGCATCCAGGGTGTGTCAATTCGTGTCACCCGCTTGGACTCTGCTGGCAACCTGCTAACCGGCCCGGCCGATAGCTACACAACCTCTGCTTTCATGCGTATCTCATTTACCCCTGAGTACGAAGAGGGCGATGAAATCACTGAAAAGGGTGCAAACGGTGTTGTATGTGTAACATACAAGGCTCCAGACACTCTAAAGCGCATCACCATGGAGCTTGCAATCTGTGAGCCAGACCCAGAGCTTTCTGCTCTTCTATCTGGTGGTCTTCTACTTCGCAAGAACGTAGGTACCTCTGGAAATACAGACATTAAGTCAGTCGGTTGGGCTGCTCCTGGTGTTGGCGATGACCCTGCTGGTAACGGTGTTGCGATCGAAGCTTGGTCACACGCTGTTAAGGATGGAAAGCGCGGCGGCGCGCTACCTTACTTCCACTGGATCTTCCCTTACGCTAAGTTCCGTCAGTCTGGTGACCGCGTTATTGAAAACGGTCTAATGGCTAACACCTTCGAGGGCTACGGTCTTGGAAACCCATCATTCCAGTCAGGTATTGATGGCCGCTGGGAATTCCCGGTTGCTGCAGAGCGTCCATACGCTTACGCACGCACTTCATGGGCTCCAACAGGTCTATCAGGATTCTACACTTGGACTGACAACGCTACTGACCAGGTTGTATTCACTTCAACCACTGCTAAGGAGCCTACAACTAAGAACGTTACCAAGGCATCTGCTACTGTAGTTGACCACACTGGTGTTCTTACCTTCTCAGCTGCTCACAACATTGCTGTTGGTGACGTTATTTACATCCAGAACATCAGTTCTGCATTGAATGGCACCCAGACTGTTACTGCTGTAACCACCACCTCGCCTTACACTGTTGAATTCGAAAATGAGACTGCAATCACTGCTGACATTGCCGAGTTCACCATCACAAGCACAGGTGCTCGCGTTACTGTAACTAACTCTGTAACTGAGAGCCACCCAGCTCCGATTGCTTCAACCACTACTCAGATCGGTGCTGGTGGCGACACCTTCAACGTTCCAGGTAACATCAACTACAACGCTGATGCTGCAATCGACAACATTATTGCTGCTAACGAAATCGGTTAATAAGCTATAAAGGAACGGGTGGCGGACTGGTCTAATCACTAGTTTGCCACCCGTTTAAACTTATAGAGAGGTATATATGTCTAATAACTACTGGGTTCAACCAGAAGACCTAGGCGAATACGCCTATACGGAATTTACCGATGAGGCTATTCGTACTGCGTCATACCTACTCTGGGCAATGTCCGGTCGCAAATATACAGGTGAAACTACTGTAACCGAGCGTTACACTTGTACTCTACGCAACAATCGCATGGGGCCTTCGATTAAGACCAACTCTCCGATCCTCTTTGGCGGAGATGTTTACAACATTCCTTCCGGTGATTACGATGAATACTCGGAGCTGACTGCGGACGGTATGTCTCCTGACTCTCGTATCCGACTACGCGGTCGTCCGGTAACTAAGATTCACTCAATTCGTAACCGTACTGGCGGCATCGTTGACCCCTCGAGCTACTATCTAGTCGAACATTCGACTGTCCACATTAAAGCTGGTACCCCTTGGACTCCTTGTAATACCGAGATTACCTACTCGTATGGCACTGCTGTTCCTGCAATGGGGAAAATGGCTGCCCGTACTCTGGCTATAGAGTTCATCAAACTCTGGTCAGATGATGATACTTGCGCCTTGCCCCAGCGCGTTACTTCAGTTTCTCGCCAGGGGGTGTCATACACCATCCTCGATCAGCAGGAATTTATTCAAGAGCTACGTACCGGTATGTACGTCATCGATCTTTTTATCAAGACCGTAAACCCTGACGGCGCTCGTCGCAAATCAAAAGTATTCTCCCCGGACCAACCTCGAGCTCGACGTTATACTCCGAAGTCATTGGTTATGACGGCTAACTCTGACTATGACATAACTTTAATTAAGGGTGAGACGGCTGCTTGGAGCTCAGCGGGTCTAGACGAACTTGATTTAAGTAACATATTCCCTGATAGCGGGTGGAGTACCTCTGTAACACTTAGAAGCTACAGCGGCGCTAAGTCGGTTGAACTAGATTCAGACAGTATTGCTCTTAACTATGGTGCTGAAACAGTAGGCTTTGCTGTAACATACGAGAAGGCTCTGGCTGCTTTAGGAATGGTAGATCCTGGATCGTGGTCCCTTTATGCGTCAAAAACAATTGACGGCGTGGAGAATATTGTAGAACTTGCTACTGGTAATCTGAAAATTCAAATGTGGAGCTAATAAGGAGAGAAATTGGCTACTGAAATCGACTTCACCGGTGTATCCGAAGATGCGACAAATCTTCGTGACATGATGAACGGTGTACTGGAGAGAATTCAAACTATATTCCAGTCCTATAACGTGAATCTGCCACGTCGTCAGTACTGGACAATGGGGCAGCCGGCAATTGACTGCGAACAACTAGTTGTGTCATTTGTCCAAATGTACCTCGGAACCCCAGGCGCTCAGGTTGGAGAGCCGCAGCGTTGTCACGTGCCTCGTAGTGCCACCCTGAATATTCAAATCTCGCGCGAGACTCCTATTGTTGGTCAGAACGGCCGCCCGCCCTCACCGGAAAAGATTCAAGTTGCTTCAGAGACCCTGGCCTATGACTCGTGGGTTCTTATGGAGTCTGTAAATCTTTTAGATCAGTGGGACGAGACAGGCTATGGTATCGGTGTTATTGCAACACTGGACGTTTCAGCACCAGAGGGCGGATTTCAGACTACAACTATGACACTAACTATGGCGGTCCCATAAAATGCCCCTTCATGGGATAATTCCTGATAGCCCGCTGATCTACGCAGCTCAGAGAATATCGCACAGTAAAACCTTAAGATCAGTCTCTAGCTCATTTAAGAATTCAAGCTCCTTCTCTTTCTCTATCAGGTTTCAAAAACTTATCATATATAAGCCACTTCTAAATTTTGAGCTTACCCACCAAGAGGGTTTAGTCGGTCGCCATCTAACTAAAATTGGTCGTCGAATTGTCACCGGAGCTAAGGCTCAGGTTGGCGTTAGGACTGGCCATCTACGTCGCAGTATAAAGATGGAGCATATCTACTACTCCACCGGTGCTGCCGTAAAGGTAGGATCAACCCTGAGCTATGCGTACTTACATCACGAAGGTAGTAAGCCTCATATCGTAGCACCTAAAAATAATGAATTACTGCGATTTAACCGCGGATCTAGAATTATCTACACCAGGCAAGTTATGCATCCAGGGACAAAACCTAATAGATATCTGGCTGACCAACTCAGGGTCCATACTAGAGGGTAAAATATAAGTACTGCTATATATGCAGGATGGACAAACACTAAAGAAAGACACTTTATATTATGACTAAGTTCAAGGATTTCGGGGTTGGCCCGGATACCACCAATATTGAAGCAACTACCTTCATGCTGCACGGAGAGACCTTTGAGTGCATCAAAGCTGTTCAGGGTAAGGTGCTTTTGCAACTAGTTTCTGACTCTGGGTCAAACGACCCTGTGCTGCAGTCAGCCACTATCGACAAGTTCTTCTCTCACGTCTTGACTGACGAGAGCTTGGAGCGTTTTAATGCTCTACTAACAGACAAATACAAGATTGTAACCGTAGAGACTTTGGGCGAGATCACTGGCTGGCTAATCGAGCAGTACTCAGACCGCCCGGAAGAGCAGCCAGAGGCTTAGCAGAATGGGCTGTTGACCTCTGGCCCTACATACACGGTAAAACTTTAACACTTGGTTTGGATTTAAAGGAGTTGGATATGGCAGACATGCTAGACGTTGTCCACTACCTTTTTGAAGAAGATTCAAGGTATAAGTCTCAAGAAGAAGCCGAATCAGTGAGCGCAGTTCGTACCCAAATATACGAAGTGCTATATGGAACACCTTACAGATACAAGATGGGTAAGTCGCAGGCTAACACCGCCGGAGCTGCTACATCTACATTCTCTGACACGGAGATCAAACCGTACATCCCTCCTACAGAATTTGATCCGGATGCGTACAACCCATTCGGATCGGCTCTAGAAGCTCCACTAGGGTAGGTGATGTAGCTAATGGCATTAGTTGGTGAAGCTCATATATTAGTCCGCGCGATTACAACGAACGTCTCTAGGGACATTCAGCGTGGGTTTAACGGGATAAGCGGAGATGTTGCCGCTAGAGCTGGTCAAAGCATCGGACGCTCCTTCTCTAAAGGATTTAACTCTAGTGGTAGCGGTAATATCTTTGGAAAAATAGCAGACGGGCTAGGAGACCTATCCCCTGGTGCCGAGGCTGCTAGAACAGCCTTCCAATCTCTGATGCGTAGCGGATACACCCTTCAAGCCGGCCTAGGCATTCTTCTCGGCGGTATATCCTCTCTTATTGGTGGATTAGGTGCTCTAGTTGGCTCGGCTGGTGCCGCTGCTGCCGGACTTATTGCTGTTGCTGGAGCTGCTGTATCTCTGAAGGTAGGGTTCAGTATCGCCGGGCTGGCTCTCGGTGGGATTAGTAAGGCAGTAGCTGCAGCGACTAAAGCTAACGGGGCATACGGAAAATCTCTCAAGGAACTTCAGTTTGATGCAGAAGACGCTGGTCTAAATGTTGATAAAGCTGGCATTGCTCTCGAGAAGGCAATTGAAGCTAGAAACCGAGTAGCGGATCTTGCTCCCAACAACAGAATTAGACGTGAAGCAGATCTAGCTGTTAAGGAGGCAGAACTTGCTCTTCGTAAGGCTAAGTATGCTGAAGAGAACCCAAAGAGTGCTGGTGGTGCAGCTGGACAAGATCCTTATGCTGACCTAACCCCCTCGCAAAAACAGTTTGCTAAATATCTCGCTGGACTAACTCCGCAGCTGGAAGAAATTAAAGAAGCTGTAGCTAAGGGCTTCTTGCCCCTATTGCAGGCGCAAATGGATCGTCTCATCGAGGCCGGTACCTTAGAGATTATAAAGACAAGATTTTATGATATTGCCCGCGGTATGGGGCTTGCCACAAAGCGTTTTGTCGATGTTATAATAGGCAGAAAGAGCCTAGAAAAACTTGATGAAGTTTTATTTAATATCTCAGAGCATCTACCGCCACTAGGAACTGTCCTAGGCAACCTATTTGATGGGCTTCTCGGCGCGTTACGACTAGCAGATCCGGCTATAAGAAACTTTATAACATACCTTGAAACAAAATCTAAAAAATTTGCAGATTTCTTTGAATTTAAAGGCCCGATTAAAAACAGTGGCCTCGCTACGTTCTTCTTAGAGGGTGAAAAAATTCTAGAAAGGTTCTTTGGAGTCTTCGGAAACGTATTTAAGTCACTGTCTAACATAGTAAGAGCCAACATAGGACCTGGTAGTGGTGGCGAAATTATGCTTCAGTGGTTGGAAAAGACAACCACCGGCTGGGCAAACATGGGGCGCGAGTTAAATGGTAGCGTCAATCCAGCTTTTAAAAAGTTTTTTGCAAATGCTGCAACAAACACTACTAAGATTCTAGACTCTATCGGCGCGCTAGTCAAGGAGTTCCTAAAACTAGGCGACATGCCAGAAATCGGCCAAGCATTTGACATCCTAAAAGAAGGTGCTCCTGCAATGGGCGAGCTCATGCGCGCTTCAGTTAAAGCTGGCCCAGCCCTATCAAGACTAGTAGTTGAGCTGACTAAGATATTTGCAGCTCTTGCTGATGATGGGGCCCCGACAAAGTTCTTTGAAACCCTTACTTTTATGGCAGCCGGAGTAAGAAGAGTTCTAGAAAACGACACTGTAAAAGTAATTATGGACATGGCAGGACGAATTCTTGCAGTCGCCCTTGCGATTGGTACTGTAGGAAAACTTGTCAGCTTCTTTGGCAAAGTAGTTGTTGGTAGTTTTGCCGGACTAGCTACCGCCGTAAGCAACATCATAGGCTTTATTGGAAAAATTCAAACATTCTTCCTACGTCTTAGCCTAGCTCCTGGAGGGTTTATAAAATCAATCGGTATGATAGGTAGGGCTTTCACCAGCCTGCCTGTGATTGGCTGGATTGTTGCAGTTGTTTCACTTTTTGTTGAAGCCTATAATCGCTCGGCTGATTTTAGAAGCATTGTTGAAGCTACGATAAAAACCATAAGCGACTCTTTTGCTGGCCTATGGGCCTCGCTAATGGGGCTATTTGATCAACTATTTGGTAGTGGCGGTTTTGGTGGAATCATGACATCACTTCAACCCGTTACTGACTGGATTTTGTCGTTTCTAGTCCCTATTCTAGGCGGAGCTATCGCTACGATTATTGATGTTGTTAAAGTTGCAGTAGATCTTATCAGCTCCCTAATTGGTAGCATAATGAATGGAATTAGGCCAATCATTTCTGGAATTATGGATCTTTTCGCTGGAAAACTAGGCCCCGGACTTGCAAAGATTTTTGGTGGTATCGGTATCCTAATTCTAGGAATTTTTGAGGGAATCGTGAATGGCGTTATTGGTGCCATTAACTTTGTACTGTCTATTATCAATAACATAGCTAAAGCAATTGGTACCGGCCCTATAGGCCAATTCCTAAAAGCTGTTTCTGGCGGAGCTATCGACTTGACAAAAGTCAATATGAAAGTTGACTACGTTAAGTGGACTGACCAGGCGTCTAAGAATGTCATGAGTAACGCTGGTAAAGCTATCCCCCCTAAGGTGAAGCTCGCGGAGGGTGGGGTTGTATATCCAAAATCTGGCGGTTCGATGGTAACCGTAGCAGAGGCCGGTCGTCCAGAACGCGTGGAACCGCTACATCCTAATGGCCTATCTGACCGCGACATTGCGATAATTAATAAGCTTTCTGGCGGTCAATCTGTCAATATAACCGTAAATCCATCGGCCAAGATGAACGAAAAAGAATTGGCAGCGGAAGTTTCACGACAGATTGCCTTCAACATCCGTAAGGGCGGTTACTAATGGCAGATTACTACGAACTAAATACCGATCTAGTCCCAGATACACAAGCTGAAGAAAATAGAGTTGTAAATAAAGCTCTTACAAAACTTCCCGCTCCCTACCTATCTGGCCTAAAGCTAAAAGCTGATATCAAACTCGGCGAGCTAACCCTAAACACTATTGATGAAAACAATGTTGTTTGGGTTTGCACCGATATTGATGGTTGGTGGAACCTCCCTGACCCAGAGCTCCCAGACTTACCTCGCGGTTGGGGGGATGGTTCATACGATGCTCGTGGGCGTTACGCAGCCCGTATATTAACCCTCAATGGTGTGTTTATGACTCAGGAGCCTAGCCAGGTAGAGGCCGCTCGTCAGAAACTATTTAAAGCAATTGACCTAGTCTACGAAGGTGGAGACTTGGTAGTTGACGAAAGTCCTGTAGTAAAGACGGCTTTTGTAAGACTACAAGGAAGACCGCAAATTTCAACCGTATCAGCTCGCGGTCGTACAGAGTTTTCTATAGGACTTAAAGCACCGGACCCTATTAAATACGAACATCTGACTCCAGTAACAGCCACTCCTACAGGGGCAGCACCGTCTACACCTTCATCTGGTTCAGTGACCTACACTACTTCGGCTACTCACGGGTTTTTAGTTGGACAGTATGTAACAATTCTAGGGTCTTCTGTCGCTGGATATAACGGAACTTTCTTAGTTAATGCCGTTACTGACACAACCTTTATCGTATCTAATGCAACTACTGGCACTGAAACTTGGTCAGATGCATCAGCGGTAATGTATGAAGACGGCTATCGAGTAAGGCCTATCGCGGCTGGAGGGAATGCTGCTTTTGTCAATGCTGGCACAACTAAGTCTCCAATTGTAATTGAGCTAACCGGTCCAATAGCTGTGGGGGTGACAGTAGTGAACACTATTGACTACGCATCGGGCTACGGGGTCGACACTACTGAAACGATAACAATCACTACAGCAGTTCCTAGCGGGTCTACCTTAGAGATTGATACTTTAAACCGAGAAGCAATCTTGGTCACCGGAGATGAAGTAGAGAATGGTAGAAGCTATCTATCCACGCTGAGCGATTGGATCTACATACAGCCAAGCTTTAAGGCAACAAATACTATAGCCCTAAGCGGATCTACTGGTTCAGCAAAGGTGTTTTACCGGTCTGGCTGGATCGGCTAAGTGCTATAATTCTTATAGAGACATAGACGAAAGTACACCAAATGCCAATTACAACAGTTCAGCAAACCCTGGCGGCTAACTATCGCTATTTCCTTTGCGATCTAGTTACCAACGAGCTATTGGCTGAAATTCCTTTCAATAACGTAAGCTATGGTAGATCTCTGCGCGAGGCAGGGCCTTTTACAGGCGATATCCCTATTACCGCGGAAACTTATAATCTAAACCCCTATGCTAACACTCTCCCTGGAAAAACAGCCTTGTATGTGGTACGCAACAACGAATGCGTTTGGGGTGGAGTGGTTTGGTCTCGTTCTTACGATATAAAAAATAAGATTCTTAATGTTAGCGCGTCTGAGTTTACTAGCTACCTTTATCACCGAGTTGCTTGGAAGACTTGGGACAATGCATATGCTGCGTCTATTAGCATAACTGCTGGAGTTGGCAAGGCAACCCTGCTAGACGGTGGCTCCTTCGACTTCGAGGCTAATATGCCTATTCTTATTGACTTTGGTGCAGAGCTTAACAAAACACATAGCGGATATTTTTACGTTAAGTCTAGCCCTGCCCCTACATCTACTGTTATATATTTCACAGCCGAGGATGGCGATCTGATCATCCCTACAAGCTTGAATGATGAAGAAAGCACGGTGACGGTACGTCAAGACTCTTACGAGTATGCTAGAGATTTGATAGAGGGTCTAGAGCTTGACTTTTTTGGTCCGATTTTCGAGAACTCCGAGCTGGAACCTGCCCAGGTCTTCTCTCAAGACGTAGAAAGTATTTCTAGAGCTAGCAATATTGCTACCCTAACCTTTACCAAGACTCACTATCTGCTTGACGGGCAGGGATTTTCTCTGCGAAACATTAGCAGTGAGTATGACGGTCGGTATGTTGTAGCGTCTGTTGTAGATGATACAAAGATAACTTTTGCTAAAACCGGAACCGACCATTCAGCAACTACTTACACCTCTACGACCGTTGACGTGGCAACCTATTCTAGAGCTAAAACAGGTGTAGTCACCCTAGCCTCGACAACTAGTCATGGATTTGTTAAGGGTGACTTGGTCGATATCAGTGGAGTTAGTCCGTTCATCGACGGTCTTCAAGTTGTAGCCAGCGCGCCAACATCGACAACTATTACAATACAGACTGAGTACCTAACTCCGGTTGCGACTAGCATCCCAAGTGATGCCACCATCTCTAGGCGAGCAGAAGTCAGGTTTGGCTCGTACGGGGAATACTCTAAAAACTCCGGACTTCAGGTTGGATACTCTACTACCGAGCTCAGTACGCAGTCGCCTAAGTTTAACCACCCATTCCGAGGGTTTGAGCTAAAATATATTGGAGAAATTCTAGAAGAGTATTCGAATGTTCCTGGTGGCTTTGAGTATCGAATAGACTGCGCTTATGATTCTGGTACGAATTCGTTTACGCGCACTTTCGTATTTCTTCCTATGCAGCCGGATTCATTCACTGCGTATCTGAACACGCTAGGCAATAAAAAACTTCCGGCCGGCAAGTATGCCCCTATAAGCGCGTTTAATGCTGTAACTACCGTATTCGAGCACCCTGGAAATATTCTAAATGCAACCATGATCGAGTCAGCTGAAGATGCTGCCACTCGCTTCTGGGTTCAGGGAGATGACGATACAGATAATGCCGATTCTAGCTTGCCATATGCAGCAGAGACTGATTTTGCGTTGCTAGATGCTGGTTGGCCACTGCTTGACCAAGTAGAAAAGATTGATAACGTTTCTGAAGAAACAACGCTTTACGACAAGTACGCGACAAGATTTTTGCTAGAGGCTACCCCTCCAATTTCCAACTTCTCTATTAGTGTTGACGGCTCAATTAGGCCTACGCTAGGTAGCTATGCTCCAGGGGACTGGTGCTCAGTTATTATTGATGACACCTTTGTCCAACTGCGTATGGATAACTCTCTAGAGCCTGGAAGTGGGCAAGCTGGTAGAGACGGAATCCTATTGCGTAAAATTGATGCGTTTGAGGTCTCGGTTCCCGACACCCCTACGGTGCCAGAAGAAGTTACCTTGACATTGGTTACGGAGCCAGAAATAGACAGACCTGGAGCAGCGGTTAGCTCGATAACTCTAGTCTCTGCTACCGATGATACGATTGTTGTTCAGGTGTCGGTAGACCTAGAGATTACTGCCTCAACCCCTGTAACCCTGTATGAAGATGATGTATTGCTTAAGAGTTGGACTCTTACTCCGGGATCATTTATCTATGAAAACTATACGTCCGTGTCTTTATCTGCCTCTACCTCTTATAAATACACGCTGTACGTTAACGGAGTGTCATACGACGTTCTGATTGCGACAACTAAGGATGCTACTTAATCATGGGAATTAGACGCCGTCGTAAAAAATTAACTAGCCTGCTTTATACAATGGATCGCAGGATTAGGTCCGTTGAGCTTAAAAAGGTCATAGTAAAGACTTCTGCTGCCAGCTCGGATGCTGCAGACGAAGCAGCAGACACTCCGGCTGATCCGGCCGGTACGGTTTACGCTCCTACAGCTGTAAACCCCTGGAAAAGAATTTATAAGGCATACTATCACGGCTACAATGTAACAGGACAGGGTAGCGACCGAGTTGATATCTGGTTTGACGGTGTCGAGCTAGATGCTGAGACCGGCGAAGGTATTTCGGTATCTAACCTGTACTTTGCTGCAAAGCCTACTCGTATTGATAGAACATACCTGTCTGCACCTGATACCCCGAGCTATTCGGTTAGAGCTCATGGTGACCCGGAGTGGTCTACAAGCGCAACCAATACTAGAGATGACTACGTCCAGCCTTCAGGATATTTAGAAGCACTGGATAGTACAGTTGACCACACGTACCTAATCTCTCATGGTGCTAAGACATCATTCACTGCAAAGAGTCAGCCTCTGCTCTACAGACAAGCTGTGGTAAAGCACTCAGCCACCACTACTACAGCCACTATTACCCTCAATAGCGGACACCACTATAAAGCTGGTGACATCATTGAGGTAAACGACCTACCTACAGGGTACCGTGGCATTGATGGGATTTTCAAGATTGCCTCGGCTACCACTACGACTATTACATATGAGTTTGACTCGGCGCTAAGTGCGTCTATCTCCGAAGCAAATGCATCCTCCGGCGTGTATATCTACTCTGTAGCATGTAAGTACCGCCGAGTAGGTTCTACTCTTTTTGATTCAAATAACAAAGTTTATTACTGGAACGGTCTTCGATACCAGACTACTGCAGTAGAGGGCTTAACTAACGACGGCTCAGCACCTTCGCCACCAACCGACTTAACAATATCAAAAACTGCATATGCTATGGTCGACGGATCGCAGAGGGCCAGGGTTGATCTTGGTTGGACTGCTCCAACTACGTCAGCTAACGGTAATGCTCTAGATGACCTGGCTGGGTACCGTGTATACATAAGTGAAACTGGTCTTTCTGACTGGACTCAGAAGCTCACTTTTGGCGTAGAGACTAGTCAAACAATCATAGGATTAGAGCAGGACAAGACATACTACTTCCGAGTCATTGCATATGACTCTTTCGGAAATGATTCTGTGGGCCTTGATAGCTCTGGATCGGGAGAGGTAACGCCGATTGCAGCGCTAAGCGTTGTTACACCGTCAGCTCCTATAATCCCCACCCCTAGGCTTGGAATAGTAAAGGTGAGCTGGGATGGAAAAGACAATACAGCAGTTCTAACCCCCCTAGAGCTACTAAAGTACATAGAGGTACACGCTTCTACAACAAGTGGATTCACCCCAGGTAGCGGGACTCTTCAGGGTAAAATATATTCAAGTTCTGACACTCTATACGTGTCTGATTTAACTTATAACGCGACCTACTATTTTAAGTTCATTGCCGTTGATAAAGCAGATAACGCTACGTCAGCCTCTACGCAAACGTCTACGGTAGTTAAGCCTCTAGTAGACGCTGACTTAATTGCTGCTGCATTAAATGCCCCGCTTAGCACCTGGCCATTTGCCCCTAAAGCAGTAACTGCCGGAGCTCTTGCTGACGGGTCTTTGGATGCTAGCACCGTTTTTGGTACCGGAGTAATCACTCAGACTGCTATTGCAGCTGACGCTATTGGCGCAGATCAAATGGCCGCTAATGCTATTACTGCTGGAAAAATCGCCACTAATGCCGTAACTGCTGACAAGATTGATGCTCTTGCTGTCACGGCTGGAAAGATAGCTGCCAACGCCGTTGAGGCCGATAAAATCAATGCTGGTGCCGTTACTGCCGATAAAATCAGTGCTGCAGCAGTAACTGCCGCAAAAATCACTGCCAGCGACGTATTTTACTTTAGCGGAAATAACGGAACCGACTACGTCAGAATAGGTTATGAAGCAGTAGGTGGTTATTCTTCCTCTATCGGATTAAATTTTAGAAAAAGTGGAACAACTGTTGGTTGGTTAGGTACCTGGGGTACGTATGGACTAGAGTATGGCAGTCCTTCTGGTAATAATGTTGCGATAGGGTCTACTGGTGTATATATTTATAGTGGCAACACTGCCTCTATAGTCGGTAATACATCGGAAATTAATATAGATGGCGCTAATGGAACGATTATCCATGAGGCTAGCTACCATGGGTTCTACAACATCGGCCTTTCGACTTACACGTTATACGTTAACGCTATATCAAACGTCAAAACTGTAGAAGTTGTTGGTAGGAACTCTACAACTAACACTCTACTGGTAACTGGCCGTGTGACCGCTAACGGTACGGTATTGACATCTTCTAGAACATTTAAGGAAGATATTAAACCGTATTCTGTACCCGAAGCAATTCTTGACATTCCAATAGTATCTTTTAAATATAACAATAAAAAACTATTTAAAGATGGTCAGATGCCAGAAGAGGAATTTAGCGAAGAAACTATAGGTGTTATTGCGGAGGACCTAGAGGATCTAGGGCTGCACGACTTTGTTTCTTATGAAGAGGGTAACCCGGTACCTACCGGTGTCGACTACTCTAAACTAGGAGTAGCCCTGATTCCTATCATAAAATCTATGAAACTAGAAATTGAAGCACTAAAAACTGGAGGTCTATCTTAATGTACTGGAACTATAGTATTGCCATAGTGGCAGACAACTCTGCTGACGATTATGGGATACGTTTTTATAAAACACTTATCTCGGATACCGGAGAAGAACTAACTACAGTACAAACTACCGCTTTAGATGCTAGAGATAACGCTGAACCCGGTTTTATAGATGAATACTATTCTCAGATGCAGACAGTTTTTAGAAATCGACTAGAGTGGCTAATAAAGTACGAACCTGACGTTGATCCTAGAACACTACCTTCAAACGGGCACGGCTCCTCGTTTGGTTCGCTATTAAATCAAGCTCTGATTCATGCTAAGACTTTACGATTAGACTTATAAGATAAAGAGAGACAATGATGACAGAAAATACCACCAATAGAGAATTAACTCCTGAAGAGTCAGTTGAATACCTAACTAAGCTTCTTATTGCCACTAGGGAGAGATTATATGCAACTATGGCTCTAAATATTGATTTAGAGGTAAGACTAGATAGTGCTCATAATTACATAAAATCCAAGGGCATAGAGCCGATGGTTAGCAATAGCTAATGTTTGAAGTAAAAGACGGAGCTCGTACACTCCAATTCAACGGTACCCTTCTCGGGAAGTCATCTTCCTGGAGAAAGAGCTCTACCCGCTGGATTGAGTTTGAGCTCTATCTTACGGACGGCGGTTCTTATATTCTTTCTCGTATCGGCGTCTCTCTTGTCTATCACGGAGCCGCCTGCGCCCTCGTAAAACGTTACTCGCTTACAGAGGTACCAGCAGATGACATATCCGATGAGTCTATTCCGTGTGAAGAATGTGACCCTACTCTAGAGGCTGACCTCCTCTTTCCTGAAAAACATCGCTACTGGGCTCAGGTATATGATGACCCGATTGATGTCTTGGACGCCCTCTATAAATACGACGATAAGGGCGTCGAGTATCTTACAAATGTTGCTCAAAGGCTTCTTGATGAAGCGGCTAAAGCAGACCCTGATATAGCAGAGGTATACCACTACGAAATAATTCCGTAGACGACACGCCGCTCTGGTTGACTTCATAGATTATTCTTGCTAAGGTAGTTCATCTACCATAGTTAGGATTTTCATGAGCGGTTTAGATGGCGTACAACTTGAGCTAGTCGACAGTGTCGAACAGGCTGAGCGCTTTCTATCTTGGCTAGGTGAGCGACGCCCGCTCAATGCCATTGCAATCGACACCGAAACTGGTGAACTTCCAGGTAATCCACGCGACCACGCCCTCTCTGCTTGGCACGGGCGTCTACGTCTAGTTCAGGTTGGCGACGGCATGACTGGTTGGTCAATTCCATGGGATCACTGGAAGGGCGTCTTCTATCAGGCAATGAATCAGTTCGACGGGCCGATAGTTTGTCACAACATCGCCTTTGAGGCTCGCTGGTTCGACGTCCAATCCGACTGGGACCTTCCGTGGCACCGCGCCCACGACACAATGATTATGGCTCACCTAATTGACCCGCTTGGTCTCGGTGGCCTAAAGCCACTCACGGCTAAGTACATTGATAGAAAGGCTGCTCACCTGCAGTCAGTACTCGATGACGGGCTAGTTGATAACGGCTGGACTTGGGGGACTGTGCCAATCAACTTTGAACCTTACTGGGCCTACGGTGCTATGGACACTGTTCTTACAATGCGTCTATTCGAACAGTTCTGGAAGCTATGCGGTCCAGGTCAGGCATATTCTCAGGCTTACGAACTTGAAATGAACACTCGTCGCATCGTAACTCGCATGGAGCTAAATGGCGCACGCCTGGATCTTGATTACTCAAAGAAAAAGTATGAAGAGCTCATGAACTATACCGAGCAGGTAAAGCTCTGGACTTTCAACACATACAACGCTTCAGTAACTAGTAACGTGCAGATGGCCAAGGTCTTTGAAGAGCAGCTGGGTGCATACATCAGTGAGACAACTCCTAGCGGTGCTAAATCTCTAAATGCCGATCAGCTTAAGTGGTTCACTATTCAGGGATCTCCTGAAGTAAAGCAGCTTGCTGACACCATGCTCAAGCAGCGTAAGGCTGACAAGATCGCCAATACATACTTCCTAAACTTTATCAACGATAATGTCAATGGCTTTGTACACCCGTCTGTAAAGACTCTCGGTGCGCGTACTGGTCGCATGTCGATTCAGAACCCGGCGCTGCAAACTCTTCCTAAGGGTGACGATACTGTACGCCGTGCATTCCTCCCTAAGGATGACGACCACGTAATTATCACCTCCGACCTTGACCAGGTCGAGTTCCGTATGTTCTCTTCTCTATCTGGCGACGAGAACCTAATCAAACTCTTCAACCTCGCAGATGCAACTGGCTCCGATCCCTTTACTGAAATTGGCCGTGAGATTTACGCTGACCCAACTATGCAGAAATCCGACAAGCGCCGTGGACTTATCAAGGGCGTTGTGTATGGGCGTCTATATGGTGCTGGTGTAACTAAGCAGGCTCTTACCGCTGGTGTTCCAGAGGAGCAGATGCGTGCCGTCTCTGATGCCTTCGATGTTCGATTCCCTGGAATGCACGCTTTCCAAAAGAAGATTGAAAGCAAGGGTATGGAACGCCAGCTCAAGGAGGGTCAAGGTTACGTGACAACCTGGACTGGACGTCGACTACCTTGTGACGAGGGCCGCGTATATACCCTAGTTAACTACTTAATTCAAGGAGGTGCTGCCGAGGTGTTTAAATCAAACCTTGTCAAGCTGGATCAGGCAGATTTAACCGAGCTAATGATTGTCCCTGTGCACGATGAAATCGTGCTAAATGCGCCTCGAAAAGACGCCGAGGAGCTCAAGCAGCTAGTTCGTAAATGTATGACAACAACCGAAGGATGGGCAGTGCCTCTTACAGCTGATGCCGACGGACCACTAGAGAACTGGGGAGCCAAATACTGATGAAACACGTACTTTCAGTCGATCCTGGAAAGGCGACAGGGATGGCCCTATTTAGCTTCGAAACGGGCCAGGAACCGGTTCTAGTCTGGTCAGGAGAGTTTCAACAGAACGAATACGCCACTCCAATTAGAGCCTCTCTAGAGCTCATACAGGGCGATTTAGAGATAGTTTGTGAGCGCTTTACAATCAATGCTCAGACTGTTAAAAACTCTCAGGCGCCTTTCTCACTGGAGCAGATTGGCATCCTAAAGCAGTGCCTTATGGACGTTGGTCGCCCGGCAGATGACATATATTTCCAGAGTCCTGCTGACGCAAAGGCAATGTTTCCAAATGAAGCCCTGAAGAAACTAGGCTATTGGCACCGTGGTGGCGAGGGGCACGCGCTAGATGCAATCCGACACGCCCTACTTAGATTAATAAAGAGTGGCTGGAAACCAGTTAAACTACTAGAATAATTAGGTATTAGCAGAAATTTTACATATGACGCATTTTTTCTGCTAATATGTATATAACGAAGACGAAAGGAATACGATGACAGTTCACGTTGAGCTAGATAGCGACAGCAAGCGCATCGTAATTAACGCCGAATGGCGTCTAAAAGAGCTCTGCAAGAGCATCCCGGGAGCCTCCTGGGCGGCTAAAGAACAGGTATGGCACCTGCCACTATCTTGGGCTAGCTGTCTTGCCCTTCGTTCTACTTTTAAGCAGGACCTAGAAGTCGGTGCGGGGCTCAGCGCCTGGGCCGCTAACGAGAAGGCGGTTCGAGTAGACCCATCCAATGAGCTTCGCGACATCGAGATTAGCGATGACGGTGACGAGGACCTGTTTCCCCACCAGCGAGCTGGTGTTAAGTTTTTGGCTACTGCTAAGCGTGCTCTACTTGCCGACGAGCCGGGCCTTGGTAAGACTGCTCAAGCTATTCGTGCGTTGAAGCGTATGCACGACAACGGCGAAGAAGTATTTCCAGCCCTAATTGTTTGTCCTAACACTTTGAAAATGAACTGGGAGCGTGAATTCGACCGTTGGTGGCCAGGAGTTGATGTTCAGGTTGTCAAGGGCTCGGCTGTTCAGCGCCGTAACCAGTTCGAGCACCCTGCTCAGGTCTATGTTGTGAACTGGGAGTCGCTACGTACGCACTCTAGACTAGCTCCTTATGGCTCTATTGCCCTAGCTCGCTGCGTTGAGTGTAAGGGCATTGACCCTAGAATCACTCCCTCCCGCTGTGAAGTCCACAATCGCGAGCTCAACGAGATTGAGTTCAACTCTGTGATTGCTGACGAGATGCACCGCTCTAAGGATCCTAAATCTAAGCAGTCGCGCGCTCTTTGGGCTGCAACCGGAAATGCCAGAGTTCGCTTTGCTCTTACTGGAACTCCTATTGCAAATAACGTTGTAGACATGTGGGCAATCCTTCACTGGATTTCCCCGGAAGAGTGGCCTAACAAGACTAAATGGATTGACCGAATGGTTAACACCATGTTCAACGCATTCGGTGGGATGATGGTCCTTGGTGTTAAGCCAGATATGGAAAACGAATTCTACGCAGCAATCAACCCACGCATGCGCCGTATGCTCAAGGCTAAGGTTCTGCCTTGGCTCCCTGAGGTCCTAGCAGACCGACGAGATGTTGAAATGGGTGCGAAGCAGGCTAAGGCATATAAGCAGATGCGCGAGCACATGATTACAATGCTTGAAGATGGTGCTGGAATTCCAGGAGAAACTGTTGTTGCTCCTAACCCGCTAACTCAGACAATCAGACTCCTACAGTTTGCTAGCTCCTATGCGACAGTTGCTGTTGACGAAGCTGGCCAGGAACAGATTCTTTTGTCAGACCCCTCCTGTAAAGTCGATGCTCTGATGGACGACATTAAGAATGAAGACTTCGGTGAGGACTCTGTTGCAGTATGCGCAGTATCTCGCCAGCTTATTGAAATCCTGAGTGCACGTATGACTAAAGAGGGGATCCCTCACGGCCTCATTACAGGTGCATTGGATGCCGATGAGCGTCAGAAGTCTATTGACGATTTCCAGAATGGTAAGACTAAGTGGATTCTATTCACTGCTCAGGCGGGTGGTGTCGGGGTTACCTTGACAAAAGCACGTCGTCTTGTTATGCTTCAGAGACCGTGGTCACTAGTTGACTACAAGCAGGCTCTAGACCGTGTACACCGTATCGGTTCAGAGATCCACGAGTCAGTTCTTATTACTGACTACGTGACCGAAGGAACCATTGAAGATCGTGTTATTCAAGCACTTGACACTAAGGCCGACAATTTTGAACAGATTGTGAAGGACAAAGTTAAGTTGCTAGAAATGCTAAAGGAAGATAAGGTTAAGCCATGACAACCGAACCGATTAGAATCTCAAACTCAGAGATTCAGACATTTAAGGATTGCCGACGTCGTTGGTGGTTTACCTACTATCGCCGTCTAAAGCCAAAGATGCAGAGCTACACTGGAGCACTTGCTCTAGGTTCTCGCATCCACGAGGCTCTAGATCAGTACTACACCTCTGGTATGGAACGAGACCTACTTGAGATTCACGCTGAACTAGTCAAGATTGATATGAAGAAGCTAACCGACGACTACCAGGACACTACTGGACTAGAGACCGAGGGTGAACTAGGCCGTGTAATGCTTGAGGGCTATCTAGAGTGGATTGAGCTAGAAGGCATTGATGCTGAGCTTGAAATGATTTCTACAGAAGAAATTATTGAGCGTCCAATGCTA